TCCCGCCACTCCAAGACTGTGGGTGGCGCGAATCCGTTCCTCTGCCACCCGGACGAGGTGAAGTACCGTCAGTACGGTGCTCTCATTTCCGACACCCTGGCCGAGAAGCAACTCGTTCACGCTGGAACCCCCGTGGAAGTGGACCTCAAGGCTCATACCGCCAAGCTGATGAAGCTCTGGGAGGTTGTGAAGGTTGAGGACAGCGCCACCGCTGGTTCCAAGGTCATCACCCTCGCCGCTCACTGGCTGGCTCCCAAGCTGACCGCTGAGGACATTGTGATGAAGGTTCCCGCCTCTATCACCGGCACCGGTAAGGGTCTCGCCGCTGGCACCGTCACCGACAACGAGGACGGCACCGTCTCCATCACCGTCGTGGCTGCGAACTTCGACGTTCCCGTCGCCGGGGACTTCCTCTCCATCGCTTCCGCTGCGGGTTCTTCCAAGGCTCTCGCCGTCAAGGCCAACATGGTCCTGACCCGCGACCTGTACGCCGGTAACGGCCAGAACTTCGTCGATATTCCCCGTGGCGAACTGTACTGCTACGTGAATACCTGCAACGGTATTCCCGCCGCCGTCATCGCTGCCGCCCGCGAAATCGGCCTGTTCATCGAGCCGGAGTATTTCGCAGAAGTAACCGTGTAAAGAAGGAGGACTAAACTATGCCTAAGAATCTCATTTCCGGTCTGTATTCGACCGAATTCTACCAGCTTCTCGAACCCGGCCTGCTGGCTCGTGGTTACAAGTCCCTTGAGGACTGGATTGCCGAACAGCCGAACTACTGGTTCGACGAGGAAGCATGGAAGGGTATCTACACCCTGGCTCCGTTCGAGAACCCCGCCCGCACCTTCGAGCAGAAGATTGGCGAGCGCAGCGTGCCTATCATGGCAACCTATCTGAGCGACGAGGCCGAAGGTCCGCTGCTCCCTACCGCTGGATTCACCAAGAAAACCGGTGAAATTCCTCGTATGGGTCGGGGCATCGCCTTCGACATTGACGCATACGAGAAGATGCAGCAGCTGGCCCGCCAGGGTGTTGACGTTCGTGATGCCTTCTACGACCAGTTCGTGAAGGACACCATGAACCTCATCCAGAGCATCCATAGCCAGCGCTCCTTCACCGGTCTCCAGGTGGAATCCAAGGGTTCCTACGTGACCACCCAGGCCACCAGCAATGGCGGCATCGTCGGTTACGAAATCAACCTGAACCCCGTCGCCGAGAACCGCAAGAAGTGCGGTGGTTTCTGGCTGGACCAGTACAGGCACGGCGCCAAGTACGCTTGGAGCAACGCCAGCGCCAAGCCCATCGGTGACCTGGAGGATATGTACAACTACGGTTGGCGTATGCGCATCATCCCTCGGGATCCCAACGCATCCGTATTCCGTATGTCTGCCTCCGAGTGGGAAGTGCTCAAGGCTCACGCCGACACCAAGGCCCGCGTGGCCCTGTGGAAGTACGGTCCCACCTCCGGCTCCCTCGACGCCTATGTGGTGAGCGATGTTGACCTGAACAGATACCTCTCCGACATTGGTCTGCCCAAGGTCGAGGTGGTTTCCTACTTCGGGTACGGCACCCTGCTCGACCCTAAGACCAAGAAGTTCGAGACCGTGGAGACCGAGGCTTTCGACTCCAACACCGTCGTCCTGCGTCCCGCCGGTAAGTTCGGTGAGTTCCAGTGGAAGCGTGCCAACAACATCCTCGCCACTGCCGACTCCCCGATCATGTACACCGAGGGTGGCTCTATGGCCATCTGCGAGGACCGCGGCAAGAAGGGCCTGACCTTCCAGATCGAGTCCATCTGCCTCCCTGTTCCGAAGGCTATTCAGACCGTGCTCTATCTGAGCACCAACGAAGCCGCCTCCTAAATTGATTGAACCGGTTTAAGGCTATGCTGATAGAAGATTATCTGAAAAACCTTACGGCTTTCGATATACCTGCCGGAGCCATCAGTAACGTCCTCCTTGACGCGGGCGTTACTGCTGGTTCCGAGGTGGAGAGCCTGACAGTGAAGCAGAAAGACCTGTGTATGGGCTATGCCTATCTCTGGTGCGCGTCCACTCCGACTATCTCCGGCTCCGTAGAGGATGCCGACAGCGGTTGGTCCCACCGCGAGGGAGGCAAGCAGACCTCCGCTTACGACAAGCGGCTTCTGCGCCGTATGGGCCTCGACCTTCTGGCCAAGTATGGCATTAAGCCGGTGAAGTCAACGATTCACATTGCGCCTGGCGGGATGAGGGTTATCACCACCCGCCGACGTAAATAAAGCTCTTTGATATGGCCTACAATCCTCGTTTCCCGTTTACGCTGAGAGTGCTTCGTGCCGTAATGGACGAGAACGGCGAACCCGTCTTTGACGGGAACGGCGACCCGTCCTACGATACTGTTGTACTTGAGGTTGCGGAGTACGAGAAGGAGATGCCCGTGAGGGGCGCGGACGGTGCTCCCGTCACGCATCCTTGCGAGGTTATCCCTTTTGGTTATCGACAGCAGACTGCCAATGCCGTTATTAACGGCGACGTGATTATTGCCGAGATGAAAATTGCCTGTCCTTTGACTCTCGGCGAGGTACGCACGAAGGATCTGCTGGAGATGACCGACGGAGACCGCACTTTCCGGGCCGAGGTTGTAAAGAAAATCAACACCAATTTCGGGACGAATATCTGGTACAACGAGGTCAAGCAATGACGAATCAGGAGATTATCAAGAAGAAGTTTGCGTCGTTCTCTCATGCTGTACGCGATGGCGGGAATCTCGCCCTTTGCGACCAGTTGAAGCGGACGATGGAGCAGTCTATCAATCTCCACGCTGTTCTTGAGGATGGGGTACACACCCACCACCAGGAGGAGTCTGATTCGCACGGCTGGGCCGTAGCCGACGGAAATGCTATTGTTGACTCTGGAGCGAGTGACCTGCTTAACCCGAACGTAAATGGCTCCGCTGAAAACGAGGCCGTTGAGTCCGCAATAAGCGGTGATGATTCCGTAAGCAAGGGTGTCTTTGCTGCCGTTATGGCGGACTTTGACAGCCTTCGCTTCGAATCTAAAATCCAGGAGTTACTGAAAGAGTCCGTCGTTTCGTGGTTCCCGACATACTACCTGAAAAACTGCAAATCCACACTGCGTAAATGAACGATTTCGACATTACTGCTGTAGAATCCACCATTAAGGGGATTATGCGCGAGGCTGGGGTCTCCACTGACGTGTACTCCAACCGCCCCAAGGCAACGCCTGCCCCTAAGGACAACTTTGTTGTCGTCTCGGTGGTTGGCAGAGTGGAGGACTTGGCCGCCTACGGAACCTGCAAGGTGATGATTTATCTTTTCGCCCGCGATGCCCAGGCATTCAAGAACGGGGCGAAGTTGAGCAAGATGTACGAAGCCTTTATTGCCGGATTACCCGGCTTTAGTGGCCGGTATGAGTTCAACCGGACCCCCGCCGTGCTTGGTGACATTGCGGACGACTATGGCTATCACGCAAGAGTTATCGAATTGTTAGTAACTATTAAATCCGAGTAATACTATGGCTACTTTGACCGAAGCTATGAAGCAGGATTTGCACATTGGCAACTCCCAGCTTGCTATCCTCCCGTACACCCCCGGGGCCAACTACGCCACCCCTACGGATTTCTCCGAGGCTGACGTGCTGTACACCCTGGAGGGCACGCTGAACTTCGACGAGGGTGCTCCCACGGCGAACCCCGTCCGCCTCGACCAGAAGCACGAGGTTATCGACAACGAGTTCTCCGACGACCAGGAATACACCATGACTGGCGACATTCCTTCCATCAACCTCGCGCTGATGGACTACTTCTTCGAGGCTGGTACCGCCGTTACCGGCGTGAAGTCTCCCGACGGCGACTTCACTTACGCTGGTAAGGGCTACGGCGCCGCCAAGACGAAGGAAGTGGTTGTCCTCGCTGTCTCCCAGAGCAAAAAGACCGCAATCATCCTGAACAGGGTGAAGATGCGTCTTTCCCGCCCGAAGGGAAGCGACAACACCAACCCGAAGGTAATGAGCATTACCGGCCTTTGCATCGCTGATGCGAACGGCATGGTGGTGACCCCTCTGCCTACGGCAACCGCCGTTCAGGGATAATCAACAACGGGGCAATAACCTTGGGGCGGGTGAGTTAGTGCGCCCGCCCCTTTTTCAATCAAAGAACCTATGGTAGAAGAAAAACAGCCCTCCCTTGAGGCCAGAATGGCGATGATGGCCATTATGACCGACAAGCCCACTATAGTCGAAATCCCGAGAACCAAACACAAGGTGTCCCTGGGTTTCATTCGTGACTGTACCATCGACAAGGTGACGGAACTCCTGCTTGAGAGGGAGGAACAGGAGGAGCGTGCGGAGAGCGCCGACGAACTGATGCGCTCTGCGGCGAAACACCCCTATCTGAACCTCAAGATAGCCGTTTGCTATGTGCTGAACGACTACTGGAAACTCCGCCTTTTCTTCCCTATTGTATGGAGGTGGTGGGCCTATGTCTGGAGGCTGGACGAGTCTCAGGTGGGTGAAATTCTCGCTGCTGGTAAAAAAAAAGTTTCAGAGAAACTAACCTGGTACTCAATGAATACGGCATTGCTGCGGGATACCAGAGTAGATCTAAAAACGGTGATTCAAAACCAATCCCTTCTTACACCGAAATCGGAAGGCGTGCAGCCTTCATAAAGGACTTCCCGCAGTATGGGCTGCCGAGGCGGTTCTTTTTCGGGCTTATAAGTGTCCCAGAGTGGGAATCATACGCGGTGCTGTCCCGCGCTAAAAAACAGCTTATGCAGAGCGATTTGCCGCACACGCTCTACGACTACAAAGAGAAATCCGGGGACGTGTCCTACGACCCCAACGACAAAGCCTTCGAGCTACAACGGATTGCCGATGAAAAGGCTGCGGCGCGACGGAAGGCCCGCCAGGAGAGTGAGGGGTTGACGATGGACGAGGTTTTTTCCGATTAGAGTTTGAAACAACTTAAAACGAGCATACAATGGCCGATATAGATAGCTTGAAGTTTTCCATCATCCTCGACTCAGATAAATTCGAGAAGGGGATGAAGCGCGTGGAGGGGATGGCAAAGGATTTCGAGAAGTCCGTCCAGGAAGCGATAAACACAACGAGGATTCTTGAGCTTGCCCAAAAGGGCCTTGAGAATACCACCAAGGGTAAAGCGAAGGCCCAGAAAGAGGTGGCGCTTCTTTCCCGTCAGGAGCTTGAGGCGAAGAAGGCTGCTGGCACCATCACGAAATCCGAACTCCAGCAACTCCGGCAGATCATAGCCGCCGACAAGGCCGTCCTTGAGGAGCGGAACAAGCAACTCACGGCTATGAAAAAACAGCTTGACATTCAGGACAAGCAGGAGAGAATGGCCCGTAGGCGTGAGGCCGCCGAGCGTGACACCGGAGAGGCTGTTACGCTTACTACCGGCCAGCTTATCCGCCAGAACAGCGTAATGAGCGGTCTTACCTCTATGATTGCCCAATACGCGTCCGTATTCGGCGCCGCAAGTATCGTGCGTAATATGGTGCGCATAACGGGCGAGTTTGAGGCCCAGCACGCCGCACTGAGAGCAATCTTGCAGGATACGGCTGCGGCTGACGAGATTTTCAGCCAGCTCCAGGTCCTCGCCGTCAGGTCCCCTTACACCTTCCAGAACTTGACTGCGTATGCGAAGCAGTTGACGGCCTTCTCCGTTCCCGTGAATGAGGTCTACGAGACCACGAGGAAGCTGGCGGATGTGTCTGCCGGTCTCGGCGTAGATATGGGCCGCATCATTCTTGCCTACGGGCAGGTTCGAAGCGCGGAGTTCCTGCGCGGCCAGGAGGTCCGTCAGTTCACAGAGGCCGGTATCCCTATCCTCAAGGAGCTTGCTGATCAGTTCCAGGAGATTGAGGGCCGGGCTATTTCCGTCGGCGAGGTGTTCAACCGAATCTCCGCCCGCCAGGTTCCCTTCGAGATGGTGGAGGAAGCCTTCAACCGAATGACTTCTGCTGGCGGTAAGTTCTACAATATGCAGGAGGTCTTGGCTGAAACCGTAAAGGGTAAAATCTCCAACCTCCAGGATGCCTGGGAGATTATGCTTTCGCGGATTGGCGACGAGCACTCCGGCACTATTAAGGGCATCATCACATGGATAACCAACCTTCTCTCCAACTACGAGAGGTGGCTTGGGCTTCTTGGTGGCATCATTGCGTACATCGGCGCGTACAACGCCGCTATGCTGACGATGAACACCATAACGAGGGCTTCTAACGGCCTTATGGCCATAAAGAACGGTCTCGACCTTGTGCAGAAGGCCAATCTTTCCGCACTGAATATCCTCCTTCCTACCAACAATGCCCTTGAGAAAATCAGTATTGCGAACAAGAAGGAGGAGGCCGCCGTCCTCGCGACCCTCAATATGGCCCGAAAGGCCGCGGCTGGAGTCCTTTCTGCCCTTGTTGCTGTGATGGTGTACGCCATTTCGCGCTACAAGAATATGCGTGAGG